AGCCGTGATGAGGTAGGTAGCGCAGCGTCCGCGGCGCCGTCTTCCCCGCAACGCCCTTCCGGCCGCCCTCTGCGGTGTAGGCGAAAGCGCTGTCCGGCAGGTTGTTGACAAACGCCGTCGTCCAGGCAACGGGCGCTGGCACAACCGGAAGCGTGAGTGTTGCCGGCACGTGCTTGAACTCTGTCAGCAGGTTGAACGCCCGCACCGCTGGCGGCGGTTGTGTGATCTGCGTCACCTCATCGGCTAGCCCCGCGTCAACAGCCTCACGCGCCCGATACCACGTCTCGACCTTCATCCGCGTCCGCCATTCAGGAGACTCACCACCAGCGCGGCCAGCATAGATATCCGCGATACCGTCCCCGAGCTTGCCCAGCCACTCGGCGGTCTGGGCTAGTCGCGCAGGGTCGCCCCGAATCGCTATCCAGGGCTCATGGATCATCATTGTGGCGCTCTCAGCCATCACCACTCGATCGCCAGCCTGCGCTATCACGGACGCGATGGAAGCCGCGAGGCCGTCAACCGTCACGTTCACGGTGGCTGCATGCTGTTTGAGCGCGTTATAGATCGCTATCCCGTCGAAGGCTTGCCCCCCAGGGGAGTTTATGTGGAGGTTGAGCGTGCCAACCTTCAACGCGTTGATTTCCCGGATGAACTCACTCGGTGCCACCCCCCAAGCGCCAACCTCATCGTAGATGTAGATATCGGCCTCGCCCTTCTTGTTCTGGACGTCATACCAGCTATTCATCAGGGCACGTTCTCCCCCATGATGTAGACCTTCATGCCGTCAGCCGCCGCGTCCACCGCCGCCAGGTCCTTCACCACGATCTTGTAGCCGCCGGGGATCTTGCTGCGCGGCAGGGGAGCGCCGACATTTAGCTCTACAACGGCGGCATCCCTGGCGAGATCATGCGCGAATGTGTAGTCCCAGGTTAGGCTCGCGGTGTGGTCAACCCCTGAGATAGAAGCTGCCACCTGCACACCTGCGCCAGTAGTGATAATCACAGCGACGCGCCGGTTGCCCCCCGTCACCGTAGAGGCGAAGTTGACGCCAACGCTATCAATGCGCCACTGCTCAGTAGCGGGTACGGTAAAAGTCTTGTCAGAATCGTTCAGCGCCACGTCCGTTGCCAGCATGACTGCCTTACTTTCAAGGCCCATTAAGCCGTTACCTCCTGCGCCTCACGGCGGCGCTTTAGTAGCTTTCGGAGCGCCCTGACAGCGGCCACCGCCTCCTCCGTGGACAACTCGTCGATCTCCTCGGGCTCCTCGGGCTCCTCCTCCTCCATCTCGCCCGCCATCTTCGGCGGCAGATCGAGAAGCGAACGCGCCTCCTTCTCAATATCCGGGTCCATGTGCAGCACCTGGGCCTGCGTGAGCTTCAGCACGGCCTCTGCCCAACTCTGCAAGTCGCGGCTCTCTAGCCGTGAGTAGCGCAGGCGGGGGTACTCTTCCACGTCCCAGTTGTACTTCACCCACGGCTTAATCAGATGGGTGTTGTGGATGTCCACGATCTGATTGGCGATGCCGCCCAGGGCCATCATAAAGAAGGCCGACTTGTCCCGGTGCATCGCTAAAGAGCCGGTAGAGCCCTGGCCCATCGCCAGGAACTCGGCCAGGATGGACCGCACAATGCGGACGTCGTGATGCTCGATGAGCGGAAGCGGATTGAGAACGCCGTCGCTCCCTAAGCCCTCCAGCCGATACGTGTACTGATCCTTCACCTCCACCATGAACTGCTTTTCATGCGCGTGGAGCGACATCAGCGCCCTCTCCATATCCCTCTTGCTGCCCTCCGTGATCGCATCGCCCGCCAGGGTGCCCACATCCACACCCAGGGCGCGCTTCTCCATCGCGATTGCGGCGACTCGATAAAGTCCGTCCTTGTAGAAATGATGACCATATGCGGAACGAAGGATGCTTGAGCCGCGCCAGTTTGAGCCTTCAAGATCGTTGATGAACAGCAGCAGTTTCGAGACAGGAATGGTAACTGTTTTGTAGCCTGACGCCGTAGACGTATATTGCGTGATGCCAGCGAAGCCGCCGGTCTCGTCCGTCAGCCAGTTCTGCACTGTCTTGGGAAGACGCGGTGCCAGCTTGCGCAGCATCACTAGCCCCTCGCGTATCTCCCAGACCTTCTCAAACGGCATCGAGCCGTAATCTAGGTAGAGAAGCAGTTGCCGGAGATAATCGCGCCAGGAGACGGTCATCCCCTCCATGAGGTTCTGCTCCAACCGCTCGGCAATCTCTACATCCAGCGGGGAGTCAGAGGCAGACTCAATGAACCAGTCGGCGTTGAGAAGAGGGAGCTTGAGAGCGCTTAGGGCGGCGCGGACCTGGCCGTCGTTCCGCATCTTCTCGTAGACGGTGTACGCCTCGGGTGTTTGCAGAGTGGGGTTATAGTCCTGCTGTCCGAGGAGGCCGCCGAAGATGTTGGTGCCAGTGGCGCCCATCTCGCCCAACGGCGGCTTCGCACCATTGCGTCTCAGCTTTACCTCTAGCGGGCCGAGTCTCAAAAGAAAAACCCTCGCATCCACTCGGACACGAAGGCCACACGATGGTCGGTGTAAGCGCCTATGCTGTTTGGGAAATTATAACACGCTTGTCACAACGCGGGCAAGTGAATTGCGCCGTCCCCTTCACGCCTTCCGCCAGCTTCTTGTTGCAGCGCGGGCAGCGAATCGCGGTGACGATTGGCGTCAAATCGTCACCTTCCTAACCCCGGCGAACTCCGGGCCCGCCCTATCTTCCTTCCCCCCAGCCTCGCCTATCGGTAGCACCGCTGCCGGCGGCTTCGCCATCCCTTCCGCCACAGCATCCTGGCGGGCTTCCCAGGCTAGGAGCGCCGCCATCGCCGCGTCCATCTTCATCGGGGAGTCGGGGCGTTCCTTCTGAACTACCCACAACGGCACGCCGTCCGAGTCTCTAAGGGACAGCGTACGCCGGTAGGCATTTCCGATATGGCGTGCAAACTCCTCATTTCCGTCGTGCGTGACCTCGCCCGTCTCAATAGCCACGGCGTAGTTCTGCACAATGCCTGCCGTTTGCGCCCATCGGTTTGTGCGCCACTCCCATATCTTGCCGTCCTTGCCCGTCCCCCACCGGCTGGCCCAATTCGACAGCTCGCTGCCCCAGCCCCACGGGTCCGCATACATCCGCCACACCTTCCACCGCTCAAAGGAAACCTCCACCGCCGCGTCCACTTCAGCTCCCGGTACGCTCCAGTCAGCGCCGGCAAGGCCGAGGGGCTTCTCCCACAACCCGATCAGCCATTGAAAGCCCGTCATTATCTCCGTCCCCACGAGAGCCGTCGAATCCTCACGGCGAGAGCCGTCAAAGCCCAACACTATCGGCGCCCCCTTCGGCACCACATAATCAGGCCGCGCTAACTCCTTCCACTTCGCCCCGTTGAACGCCCGGCTAGAGAGCGTCACGGGCCGGTTCAGCCACACACGCTCCAGGTAGTTGCGGTCGCTCGTCGGGTCACGCCATTGCTCGACGATTCCCTCGATGTCCGACCACTCCGCCGCTGGACCGGAGGCGTCGACGACCGCCTCCCGCACTCCCTTCTCGGTCGTCAGATCGTAGCCGTCCGATGCCTGCCGGTGGAAGAAGAACAGCCGCGAGTCCTTGAGCTTCCCTTCCGCCACAGCACGCGCATAATCCATCGTCGCCTCAGCCACCGAACCCTCCCCTGGCGCCGAGGCAGTTGTCGTTTCCAAACTCCAAGCGTCGGCAAGGCGTCGCTTTGGGATGTTCGCCATCATCGTCCTGTGCGCTTCTTTGAGCCGAGGCAGGGTGAACCGATGCGTCTCGTCGAACACCTGAAACGTGGTCCGCGCTCCGTCTCTGGAATCGGGCGCAGTTGCCAGGGAGACAGCCTTGCCGGCACCGTCCTTCCGCATAATGCGCTGGAGGCCGATGTCGAAGTCTGAGGCCAGCGGGCCTTCCGAGATGATAACGAGCAGGGCATTATAGGCCAGCTCATCGCTCTGCTCCTCTGTATAGGCCACCATTGGGATATAGGGGTCAGTCACACCGCCGCCTATCGGCTGATCCTTGTCCCAGCCAACGCAGCGAACCGGCGCGTCAGGATGAAGCTCGCAGGCCGTGATCCACGCCGCCTTCTCGGTCTTCGCCGTGCCCTTGCGTAGTGAGATCCCCACGCGCTTGAAGCGGCGACGCCCGGCCTGCTTATGGCCCTTCGGGAACACCTCATACATCCGATAGATTAGCGCCCGCGTCTCCTCGTCCAGCCGTGCAGGTTCGCCGCGAATGTCGCCGGGTCCGTGAATCAGGTACTCCTCCATGAAGGCGCAGACCTGCGGCCCTAATGTCGGCCAGGGTGTCTCTTTGAGAGTGGGCACGCAGAGGATAGTCACTTGACAGCACGCAGATAACTACGAGGGTCGCCCTGTGCGGGCTGTGAGGTGCGGTGGCGAGAGCCGGGCGTTGGCGTCCCATAGGTCGTTATACGGCTGCGGCTGCTTGGCGTGAGTCCAAATTCGGCAGCGAACGCCTTGATGATTTGCGAACATTGGCGGGATATGGTGGCGTAGGGACTGACCTGAACGTAATCGCTCTTGCCCGACTTCAGAACGGAGCCGTATTGGGCAATCTTGGCCTCGGCCTCCACGTACCGCGCCCAGGTTTGGCAATAGGTAGCGAGCGCTGCACGGTCGATGGTGGTCAGGAGGTTCAGCCGCTCGAGTTCTGGCACTATCCGCCGCCATTCGGCCTTCGCCTCTGCGTTCAGCCAGTTAGGGCACGCCGGGCGCTTGGGCGTCGGCTGGGGCTCGTTCTCATTAATAGGGCGCTTGCTGCGGTTGCCTTCTCTTATCCGCAGCGCGGTCGGCTTCGGCGCTGGTCCTCTAGCTCCCACGCTCAGCCTTCCTCCCCGACCTTCGTGCCCCACCGCACTAGGAAGCGCTCCCACTTGCGAACCAGCGCCCGCCCCCATGCCGAGGGCAACATCCGCGCAACACGGACAACAACGAGGGTCGCGGGCCGAATCCACCA